TCTAGCTCCTGCAGTAAAAGAAGAACCTCGTTTGCAGAATACTTCGTCAAATTCTGCTCAAGTGGTAGCTGGTGCGTCACGCACACCTAAAACCTCGTCAAGTAATAATCGTGTGAAACTATCTCAAGAAGATGTTCAACGTGCACAAAAATGGGGGATACCGCTTGAACAATATGCCGCAGAAAAGCTAAAGGCTGAAAAAGCTGATGGCGAATATACGGAAATCATATAACTAACTAGCGTGGAAGGATAATACAATGACAACACGTACTGAATCACGTAGTAACAAAACAAGAGAAACTAACCAACGCACTATGCAATTTGAAGAACCTAATTGGCTGGATATACCCAACTCAATAAGAATACGTTTTGCCAACGAAGGAATGGCTTTGAGATGGATTAGAATTGCCCTACGTAATCAAGATGATTATCAAAACGTAGGAAAAAGAACAGCAGAAGGTTGGGAATTTGTAGGTGCTGAAGAAGTTCCTGAAATGTTACACTCCTCTTCCGTGAGAGAGGATGGACGATACTCTGGAGCAGTCTGTCGTGGAGACTTAGCTTTAGCGAAAATGCCGCTAGAACTAGCAGAATCTCGTCAAGAATTTTATGAGAATAGGAGTAGAGAAATGGTTGATGCTGTAAATGCACAGCTTATGAACAGTTCAGATTCTCGTATGCCTATCTCTAACCAAAGCCGTACACAGGTTAGTCGAGGTAAACAAGCTAAGTTTCAGGACTAAGCTTAATTACTAGACTGTCTTGTGTATATGTCATGTAATATACAGCATAGAAAGGAAAGTGTAAAATGACTACTACAAAAGCACTTGACGGTCTACGCCCTTCTCGTGTTCGTGGAGCAAAGCCTAACAGTTCAGGCCAAAACGAATATAGAATTGCTAGTGGTTATGCTTCAAATATCTTCACTGGAGATATTGTAACAAATGCGAGTGGGTATGTAAACGTCTTAGCTACTACAACTGATAAAGCACTTGGTGTCTTTATGGGTTGCCGTTATGTTGCCAATGGTAAGCCTGAATGGTCAGCTTACTGGCCAGCTAGTACTTCTGTAACAGAAGCTTACGCAATGGTTGTTGATGATCCAGATGCTACGTTTATCGTGCAAGCGGATGCGTCAGTAACGCTTGGTGACATTAACTCTCAAAACTTTAATGTTACTCTTGGTTCTGGTTCTACCTACACAGGTAAATCTGGATTTGGTCTTGAAGCTGGTACTCGTACCACTGGAAATGCCATGCTACGTCCGATTGCCTTTGTTGACGAACCAGGTAATGATGCTGATGTTGCTGCAGAAATTGCTTATCCTAAACTTGAGGTACGTATTCTCAAGCATGTGGATGCTTATATTTCTGCTGATTCGTCAGTCAACTAATAGGAAGAAGGAGTAAACTATAATGGCTATTAATCGCGCTAGTATTGCTAAAGAACTTCTTCCTGGTTTGAATGCTATTTTTGGAATGGAGTATAGCGATGTTGATAATGAACATGAGTCGCTATATGACGTAGAGAATTCCGATAGAGCATTTGAAGAAGAAGTTCTATTCACAGGCTTTGGCACTGCACCTGTTAAGGGTGAAGGTGCTGCAGTTCAGTATGATGATGCACAAGAAGGTTACACTGCTCGTTACACACACGAGACGGTGGCACTTGCTTTTGCAGTTACTGAAGAAGCTATGGAAGACAACCTTTATGACAGCTTTGCCAAGCTTCGTGCACGAGGACTTGCTCGTGCTATGGCAAACACCAAACAAGTAAAAGCGGCTGACGTTTTTAATAACGGTTTCAGCAGTTCTTATCTTGGTGGTGATGGTGTTGCATTGTTCTCTGCCTCACACCCAACCATAGGTGCTGGCAACCAATCCAACACGCTTGGTGCAACAGACCTTTCTGAGTCTTCACTTGAGTCTGCGCTGATTACGATCAGTAAAGCAAAAGATGATCGTGGTATTCTCATTGGTCTTCAAGCTGAATCACTGCATATTCCATCTGATCTTGCGTTTACTGCAGACCAGATTTTGAATAGCACACTGTCAACGACTACCGCTACAAACAGTACGACTGGTGTAACGAATGTCAATGACATCAACTCAATTCGTAATCAAGGAATGGTTCCTAATGGTTTCTTTGTAAAC